AATCCCAAGAATGGACCACCATCTTGGTCAGTATTCATATGTAGATTGCAATATCTTCTACACCTTGATAAATTATCTCCATAACTTTCGTGCTGGAAAGGTGGCAGTGTTGAGGAAGTAAATTCTCCTACTTCCAGTTGAACGCCAGTAATCGCCACATCATTTGAAGTGCTGTCAGCTAGGGATAAAGTCTCAACCCCTTTATCAGATGCACTTGTTGCTTCCCACGCTGTTGGAACTGTTCCTCCAGTGTAATTTGACCCTGCATCAAACCACCATGATATTCTAATAAATTCCGTATTGTCGTTATTTGAAGCTCCGCTTGTATCGGCAGCAATATTAATAATCTTTTTTTCCCAAGTATCTGCTATTGAAATGGTATATGTACCACTACACATTCTGGTGTTTTCCTGGTCATTGAAATTTACCTGTGCTGTGCCAGTCTTATTGGACTTAATCCAAAAGGCTAAAGTATAAGCTTTAGCATTCGAAGTGCCTTTCTTAAAGGCATTTAAGTCTTGACCCTCAAATCTATGGGAAACAATTACTGCGTCAGCAGCAGCTGGTGATGCATCAGCAGTGGTACAATCAAGCCTTAACGCTTTTCTAAATCCATCGTCATACGCATTTCCACTGGTTAGTGTTTCCTGAATTACTGTCCAAGTGCCACAACTGTCAATTTCAATTTTATATCTATCACACGCAGAATATCTGTTGTCGGTAATACCTGTTTCACTTACTGTTCTTTGGGAAACTTGCATATCACCATTATATGCTATTGGCTGTGCAACATATCTTTGAACATTATTAGTTCCTGTAATTTCCGTTGTTCCAGCGACAACAAAGGTTGCTCCACTTGGAACAGTTATTGTATCACCAGAAGTGCCGACCTCGAGCGCCGTTCCGCTTTGGGGATCTAGTTTATCTACTTTTAATACTGATGCCATTAGGGTTTACTCCATATTGCGTGTGTTAATTTTTTATCTACTCTTGCAAGTAGTAAATCATATTCTGCTTCCGTAGTATAGTTCTGTGGAATATCTCTTAATTCTTGACGATATGATTTCATTTCGTCTGTTAAAGTTACATCGTTCAAAGCGAGATAGTCCGTATCTTTCAATCTTTTTAAACGGATAGATTTTATTTCATTTAATTTTCTTGTTGGCTCATTATTATTTTTTTCCAAACTATTTTCATTCCACTCATTAGCAATGACTGTTTTTTCAGCTTGCGTCAAAACAATTTCGGTGTTGCCATTCATTTTGTTTCCAACATCTGCGTATGTCCAATCAGTTTTATAAATCATAATCTGTATCCAAATAAAGAAAATTTACCTGTTGTAAGATTTCCAGTATGGGCTTTAACTTCAACATAGTTTATTTGTTGGGCTGCAGTTACATTGCTCTGATACCAACCCTGAATACCTGTCAAGTCACCACCATTACTAACAAAAATTGTATTGTGCATTACGGATGGTACTATTGTATTTGCCCTCATTCCCAATAACTGAATGACACTGTGCAGACCCTCATTATTGGCATTGCCAAGAGATTTAACATTTCCAGCTAAATAAACCTCGTTTCCACCGCTAGCTTGTCTTGTATTGATGCTATCATTAGCTGTATCATTAGGTAATTCTATTTCTGAATAGTTATAAGATGAAAGTGTGCTACTTCCATCATTCACACTTAATCGTAAGCGAATATCAACGGCGTCTGTTTCAGCCTCTAAAGAATCTATTACCAATAAATAAGAATAATATGTATCTGTAATGTAAGTACTGTTAAATGTAACAACTGAAGTATCACTAGCAGTTACAGTATTTAAATGAACTAAACCACCAGCTGTATCAGTCGGCGTTGCCCATGTAGCATCTCCTCGCCAGAACGTAGTTGCTCCTGCCGCTGTTCCAGAGTTCAGATTGGATACTGGTATGTTTCCTGAAAGATTTGTAGCGTCATTCATTGTCCCGCTTGCAAGTGTAACACTTGCGTCAGGGAGTGTGATTGTTCTGTCAGCACCCAGACTTGCTGGTGAGGCGATGGTGATATTGCTTGTGTTATCATTCTCGAAAAGCTTTATCGTGCCCGTACTTTTTAGACGAATTTCTGCCATTTAATTATGCTCCATATTGATTTTTTAAAAAAGTTTCCCAAGAAGTTTTAATTTCATCGGTCCAAACTGCATTAATTATATCCTTAATTTCCTGTGGCTCGTTTGAAGTATCCTTCCATATAGTAGTCAAGATTCCAGTATCGGTATTCTTGCTAACCAAGCAAGGATGTAAAACTCGTCTGTGCCTTACTTTGTGTGTTTCAACGCCATCTTCCTTGTAGATGATATCTTCAGCAATTTGTATGGCTTTGTAATCGCCTACAATTTCTGTTTTTATTATTTTAATTTCTTTGGTTATTGCCATTAGTCAGCCTCATAGAAAAAACAAGTTGAGAAATTTTCAGATTGTCCATAATCATTATAATTAAATTGACCACCTGCCCCATCCGTCAATGAATACATTTCCATTTGTGTATTATTACCTCCAGCCGTTAATCCAAACATATTAGCTCTAGTTGACATGAAAGGAACAGCACCAAAAGTTGTTCCTGCCCCATCAAGGACTGTAAATGGTAAACCTGTAATTAAAAAACTGCTGCCATCACTTGGAAATGATCCTATTTGCAACTGAAAAGAACAAAACACCATTCTGCCAATTTTTGTATATCTTGGATCTATAAAACTTTCTGCACTGCCACTAAAGTTTCCCAAAGCTGGTGTCCAAGTTCCTTCCTCATAATCATCTAATAAGTTTGCCGCTGTTGCTGAAGTAACACCAAGATAAATTCCTTGACCACTTTGAGGAAGTATTAAACTTCCTGCGCTGTTAATTTTTAATGAACTAGCGGCATTTGTGCCTAAAGCCATTAAATTTGAGCCATGGTCATATTCAATGTATCCAATGTCATTGTCACCTGAGTCACCAAACATGATTCTTCCATTACTGGAAGTACCAGAAAGAATTGTCAATCCTGAATTAGCGCTGCCTTCAACAACTAATTCATCCGCATGAACAGAAACACTAGCGCCACTATCAGCAGATTTAATGTGTAATCCAACACCTAAATCAGGATCTGCTGCTACGCCCACTATATTACTGCCAGCATTGACAGTAAGCATGTTGGCGTTGCCATCTGATTCAACCCTGAAATCTACATCCTCTGAAGCATCATTAACTACAACTTCTCCTCCAGTATACTTGGTGATATTATTTACGTTTAATTGACTCATACTACTACTAAGTTACCTGTTACTGTTACCGTTCCCGTATAGGAAACTGGTCCTGCCAAGACAGCCGATTCAATGTAATGATCCCCGTCTATCGTTACCTGATGGGTAAAGAACCCGTCCTTGGCAGCTTCCTGTCCTAAATATAAACTTCCATTTTGATCTTTAGTCTCAGCCATATTTTATTTCTCCTTATGTGCTAATTGAATCAACATAACTAATCCAAACATGACAGCCACTGGCTGTTCCGCATAACCCATAAACTACATCCGTTGTATTTAAAACTATTTTAGCTCCACCTTGTATCAATTCTACTGAGGTAGCTGGTGGAATGCTTAAATTTTTACAAATGTAATAATCAGTTCCTGCGCCCGCCAAATCAATATAAACATCCATTGTAATGGCAGTTGATAAAATATTAGTTAATCTTAATCCGACAATAGCATCATCTGAATTTGATGTTAAAATAGCTGTTTCGCTATTTGTTACCAGTACTCCAACCGATTCAAAATCTTGTGCCATTTATCCTCCTTATATTATAATGCAATTGCCATTGCCGTAGCAAAGCCTTTTGTCGCTAAACTATCTGCGTCAACTCCATTGATTGTAGAAACCTGCAAATCATTTAATGTGTTATAAATTTCATCCGAACCGTCTACATAAATAATAGCGTCTCTTCCCGCTGAAACGGTATACGTTGCCGCTCCTGTTCCTGCCGTGCAAATAATATCATTGCTATCTCCAGTATTATTTAAAACATAATACCACATTAACTTATTTGGGAATGTAACTGTGCATGTGCCTCCTGGGGTTCCAGTAAAATTTAAAATCTTACAACGTCCATCTTCTTGCGCATAAGAAGTTGGGTCATTTGTAAAAGTTAAAGTCTTGGTTCCTCCAGATAATGTTACGCCAATATATGCATTGACCATATCATCAATACGTTTTAAATTATCGTTGGTTTCATCTCCCCAGGTGTTATCATTTTCACCTGTAGCCATTAACCGCAATTCCGCGTTAGACCATGTTGAAGGCATTCGTTACTCCTTTATGCTATTCTTAGAATAGCTGTTGATGCACCCGCTGCTGGCCATTCAATTTTGAATGTGCCCCCTGCTACCGAATAATCGGCACCAAAGTTAATTACCATTACTGCTGAATTACTATCATTTGAATTGTATATAATGCACCCACGTGTTGTAAATGTGGCAGATGTCCATTCGGTATCTGCAAAATCTATGTATGCTGTTGTACTAGCAGATGTTGGAGCTATATTTGTCAATGTATTTCCACCTGTTGAATATCCACCTGTTGCCGCCAATTCATCTGAATTGCCTGTTACATCTGAATAGTTAGTAGTTGCGACTCCATAAGTACCTGTGATACTTGCCGCCGCTTTCATTAAAGCACATTTAAATGCATCAACTCCAACATTAAAATCATGATCACCTTCCAATAGCTCAACTTTAAAACTGGTACATATTGCTGATGTTATAGCCATATTATCCTCTTGTTCCTATTTCGCCTTTGATGTTTTCATCGGATCGTTTCCTCCCCTGTTCCTGAGCTATAAATGTCTGTAAGGACCTATCATATAGACCCTGATACCTATTTAATAAATCAGGCGTTTCTTTCATATAAACAGCAGCTTCAACCAAAGCGCCGTTCATTATTACATCAGGAGCATAGTCTCCAAGATATGAATTTGCATTTCCAGATCCTAGTCCTGTTGGTAGTATAGTATATCCTATTTCTAGCGTAGTGTCAATAGTTGGTCTGGGTGAAAATATCCATTGCATCCCCCTGTCGGATGATGAATAAGTACCTTCCCCATACAATGAATAATATAAGGGTGTGCCACTTACCGCTGTTGAAATATCCTGTGTATACTCCCTTACAAATGATTGATCCTTTTCCATTAGAAATTCCCCTGTTTTAATCTTGATATACCGTGTAACATATAAATCCTGCGGGATATCATAAAATCCAACATTTGCCGATAATGTAATATCGACAGTTTTGCGGTAAGCTGAGATATCAGCTTCCCTTACAATTCTTTCTTCCGCCAACTGAATGCATAAATCAACAGGGGCAACACCAGAACCCGTGGCTGTGGTGAACTCCGTTGAGTCATTTTCAGTCCAATCCAGAATTGACTGTTTAAGCTGTACGTATGTTAATCCCATATTATTGACCCCATAAATCATCACCCCAAGCAAATGTACCCCAACTTGGAGAAGTTACGCCTATTGTACCTTGTTGCGCTGTCATAGTCAAGGCAGTTGCATCAATGGTAACAGTTATCAATGGATACGCATTGACCGTTCCTTGCGCAGAAGTTGCCTCTATGCCATCTGGTATTTCAGTAGCTGAGAATACCAATGTACCTTGAGAAGCGGTTACATACATTCCGTCTGGAACTTCAATTCCTGGAATTAGTACAGTGCCAGGACCTTCAGCAGTCATTGCTATACCATCTGGAACATCTGTCAAACTAATAACTTCGGTACCTAAGGCACTTGTTGCCTCAATTCCCGTTGGAATGGCAATAATGCTAATTACTACAGTTCCCAGGCTAGCTGTTAATCCAAATCCTTCCGCATCTTCAAAAGTTGAAACTAAAACATGACCTATAGTAATTGCCGCCTGTCCCGAATATTTACTATGCAATGGTCCAAGTCTTACAGTTGTAGGAACTGAATCATTGTCAGGACGAGGATCATACAAAACATTTCCACCTGCGGCATGCTTTATATATTTTTGAGGATCAAGCTGTGGTTGCTTAGCTTCCCACTCAAATTTAGAAACTCGTGCACCCGTCCATTCAGTACGGGCATCCTTATATTTAATTTTCCAACCAGATCTGTCACTAATTAGAACCGCATGTTTACCTTTTGCGTATCTAGCCATTTAACCTACCTATATATGACCGACTTGCGGCTGTACTATAAAACTTACTCGCTCCCTGTCTTCTTCTCTTGCCAATTCCCAATCCTGATCATACAATGGTTTTAACACTGTCAATCTATCGGGCGCTTTTTTAACGGCAAGTTCCACTGCCAAACCGCTGATCAATGCAGGTAAATATCTTTTAGGTATTTCAGGATTTTCAGAATAAGTTGTAGTTATATCTTGTGCGTATCTCATAGTCCATCCTACATATTGATAATAAGTTTGATTTGGAACAGGCCATAAATACATTTTATGATTCTCTACTCCAGAACTATTATATTGAGAATTTCTTTCTAATGCAAATTGAACAGGTTTTCCTGCAGTCCATTTATCTGGAATTGCCATATAATCATCAAGACTAATGCGTTCCATTGGAATATCATTAGGTTTAGTGGCATCGTTATTATTTCTTACTGAACCATCTAAAACATCTAAATATTTATCTGCTGCAAGATTAATATAATCCGTACCATCAGTCATATTTATTGTAGTAAAATCCAATGAAAATAAATGTACACCCTGATTGGCCCATTTAGTTAATAATAAATTTAAAGAACGTCTTGCCGTTTTTAAATCATATCCAGTCTCAGGATCAGAACCAATTCTTTCATATGCTTCCTGTATAATTTCACCAGAATCTAAATTAAAAGTATAGGTACCCGAAGTAGCCATTTAAATCCTCCTACATTAATGCGCGTGTAATAACAAATAATAATTGACCTAAAACCATTACACCAATAGTATACATAACCTTATTGATAGTATTTATCTTGTCTTCAATATGTTTTAAATGATTATCTTTTATTATAGATATACGTTCACTAAGTATTTTTATTTCACTTTTTAGCTCAGTAATCTCTAAATCATATTTAGATATATCCTGTGCCATTTTAATTCCAATAAACTAAAGCGTTAGAAGCAGTGCCTGTTACCGCAACAAATAAATTTGTAGCTACTTTTACGCCACTATGTGGGGCAGTAAATGAAACACTTGTATTTGTTAAAGCAGATAATCTTGCCACTACTGTACCTGTTGCTGAATTGGCATCATATACAATCGCAGTAGCTGTATCACTTCCTCCAGTAAGGCTAAGTCCTAAAAATCTTTGTGGATGAGCAGTTGAAGCTTGTCCATCACTGGTAGCACTTGTACCTGTTGCACCTGTAGCTATATTGGTTACCTTTGCGTCTGTTTGAAACATGTTAACTCCTTAAAACGGGGGACCGAAGCCCCCCTAGTTTATTTTAGCTTAAGTTATTGTTCTGCAAGTAATTAATAGTTACTGTAGCAGCACCTGCTGACGCATCGTTGTTTGCACCATTATAGATGTAACCAACTACAATATCAGTAGTTCCAATATCTTTCCAATTAGCACACAATGCAGCTGTTCCTAAAGCTATTTTACCAATAGCTGCGATACTTACATCATTAATATATAAGTCCGTATCTGCAGATGAACCAACTTCTAATAAATCACTACCTGAATCGTTGAACGCAGTTTCTACATTAACTTCAATAGATACGATTTGAGAATTGGCTGGAATTACCACAGTTGTGTCTGTTGCTGAACCTTCAGTTCCATAAGCAAATGAAAATGATTGAGACATTAACACTTGACCTATGTTTTTAATATCTGTTCCCGCAGTAGTGCCAGTAGTTACTGGTATAGTGCCCGCTTTAATCGGGCCTGAAAAAGTTGTTGTTCCCATAGTCTTACTCCTTTTGTTGTTTCTGTCTGCTTACGCAGTCTATGAG